TGAGAAGGCTAAGAAGATGGAAGATATGGGGATGGACGATGTTATGGAGCCAGCTTTAGGTGAAACTTGGATTGAATTAGCTCTCCACTTTGTCTATCGGGAAGAGAATGGCGAAGATGAGCAATTATATCTCTATACTGAAGCTGAAGACATGGAGGTTTTACATAAAGAAAAGCTTGAGGAAGTGATTGGCACGACTAGCGACAACTTCTGGAGAAACCATTTCCCCTATTGCACTTGGGCTGATGATTTAGAGCGACAGGACTTTTGGAGTGATGCTATCGCTGATATTGTTAGGACTCCAAACAAGGTGCTTAATTCCTGGTTCTCTCAGATGGTTGAGAATAGGACTCTAAGAAACTACAACATGAACGTCTATGATTCGAATCTTGAAGACTTTAATCCTCAAACGTATGTTCCGACCCCTTGGGGATGGTATGGGGTTCCAGGTAAACCTTCTGAAGTTTATCAACAGATGCAAGTGAATGACCTCTCTGAGTCTTTAGATGAAATGGAGTTCCTTATCAAGATGGTTGAGAAAGCGACTGGAGCAGTGGCAACCCAACAAGGAGCGCCAGTTGAAAAAGATATTACCCTTGGTGAAGTTAGGCTGGCTTGGGGTGAAGCTCAGGAGAGAATTGAGGGAATGTCTAAGTTTTACACTCCTGCTTGGAAACAGAGAGGCACAATGTTCTTAAAGCTTATTGAGGCGGCCAGTGATCGGTTAGACGTTGTCAAGATTTATAAGAAGGGTAGGAATACCAACGAGATTTTCTCTCGCGAGATTGGGCCGAAAGACTGGATGACTAAGGCTGGCTACCGAGTAAAGGTCTGGAATCAAGACGAGAAGAAAGCCAAAGACACTGAAACTCTCCAAAAACTAAATGCTCTTAAAGCTTTTATGCCATTCAATCCCAAAGTTGACGAGATTCTTAAAGAGAAATTGACGGAGTTTGCTGGCTTAACACCAGAACAAACCAATGAAATCTTAGAGTATGAGAGGCAACAAGCAGACATGATGACTCAGCCGGGGATGCTTAGTCAAACGCCTGGTCAGCCAGGTCAACAGCCGTTGCCAGTCCCGCAAGGACAAACACAATTACCAGCTCAAGTATGAAAATAGACGAGATTCTTAAACCATTAGGAATAAAATACGAGGATTTAGACAAAGAGGGGCATTTGGGAGAGCGTGAAACGCTTAATTCTTGGCTGGAGACTTTGAGCAAGAGCCAAGTTACTGTTGAGACCATCCGAGAAAACATTGCTTCAATGAAAGCTGGAGTGGAAAAAGAACTTACTGAATATCCCGAAGGAAAACTAATTCAATTTTGGTTTATCAAAATCAGGATTGGTAGAGACAGAGAGAAAGAACTGATGTTAAAAGCGAGATTGAGGAATTATATGTTGTTAGAGGCATTTCTAAGCACGCCAGAGAGGGCTAAACAAGCGTTAGAGAGGGCAATGGCAGGGATGGTTCCTAAAAAATAATATGGAGAGGGAGACGTTTAGTTTAATTTTTGGGATGATATGGGGCTGGATTGGTTGTCTAATTTCGACCAAGATATTTAAGAAATAATATGCCGTGTATCAAAACTAAGGGTGGATATAAAATAAGGCGCTCTAAGGGCGGTCTCTACCCTAAAATATATAAAAGTCTTAAATCCTGTAAAGAACGAGTGGCACAGATGGAAAGTCATAAAAAGCGTTCCTAACTTGAATTAAGTCAGCGAATGTGGGGGTTGGGGTTTTTACCTCCTTTCTGCTTAACCTGCCCTTTCGCTGACTTAGTTGAGGCTAGAAACCGATAATTTGACAAGAAGTAGTTTTGTTTGAAAACATATACTTATGAACCCAGAAGCAAGAGAAATCTTCAATAGAATCATTCAAAAAGCGAAGACTGACCCATTGGCAGACCATGAGATTGCTTTTATTCGAGCAAGACAAGCTTACCTTAAAAAGAGCCAGCTTGAAATCGTTGAGGAATACCTGACTGTCTCTGAGGAAGAAGAGGAAAAGAAAGAAGAGGAAGAAATAGAGAAGATTGAAGAAGAAGAAATGGAAGCGGATGAGGCGAATCGAACCGCCCACCCTGCTGAAAGAGACGAAGAGAGAGTCCCCTACAAAATATTACAGAACGAAGCCAAGAAACTAGGCAAGAAGTATGTTGGTATTAGTAGAAAAGACCTTGAAAAATCGTTAAAGAAATAATGTCTTAACCAAACCCTATCTTTAGGACGGTAAAATGCCAAAGAAAAAACCAGAAACTACAAAAAAACTCCATGTTAAACCGACTCAGGAAGAGCTTGAAGAAGGTATTAAAAAGACTCAAGAAGAACTTGAGACACTAGAACCTGAATCCACAGATGATTCCGTTCCAATCAAACCATCAGAAGAGACAGAAGAGGATGAGGTGGAACCGAAGGAAGAACCCGAAGAGGAACCAGAGGGAAAACCTGAAGAACCTGAATCTGGAGAAGAACCTCCTACGGAACCAGAAACTCCTTTCAAGACGAAGTTCATAAAATCTCAACAGGAATCAATAGTTCTCCACGGTAAGAATAAGAAAACCAATGAAACTATCGCTGAGGCGATGGCAACCCCCGACCCTACTGAAGAAGAACTCCAAGCAGAATTTCCAGATTGGGAGACGATGAACGACTTCGAGAAGAAAATGGCAACAGAAAGTTTGACTAATAAAAGGCGGATGGAGATACTCTCTAAAATAGCTGAAGACAATAAAGATGTAGAAGCATGGGTTAAGAAAGTAAATGATTTTACTGATGACCCTAAAACCCTCATTGATAACCCCGAACTTGAAGGTAGGGTAGAAGAGTTTAGCTTATTTGCGACTAAGCCCACGAGAAGAAACGTAGAGTTTGAAATCTTAGTCTCTGCTTTCCTTCACGATGCGAGTAAAGAAGTCGAACCAAAGAAGAAAAAGAAGATGTTTCCAGTTGGATCAGGTGGCCCCCCAGGTAAACCAGGGATGGCCGGTAAGATTAGCGTTGAAGACTCAATTATAATAAAGAAGACAGATTTTAAGAAATACAAAGAACTTCTAAAAGCGGGGAAAATTGATACAAGCGAGCTTTAAAAAAATTGAGTATTGACTTCCGATAGTTTTCTTCTCTACGCTTGAAATATATAGCTTCCTAACCTCTTCGTGAGACGGTAAAGCCACAGAACTTAATATTATGGCTACCTACCCAACAAAACTAGCTGAAGGTTTCTCTCAAAAACTACTTTTAGAGATTTATGACAAAAGCCTCTTAGAGGTAATTGTTAATCGTGATTATCAGGGTGAAATCAATGAGAGAGGTTCCATTCTAAACATCCTCAATTTTGACAGAATTACCGAAAGAAACTACACCGGGGCTAACATGGCCGCACCTGATGACCTCACTGAGAACAACGCCCAACTCACTATTGACCAATGGAAGGTCTTTTACCACAAAGAGGACACGATTGATATGTGGCGCTCTTACATTAAGAACCCCCACCCCACTATTGTTGCTCAACTCGCTGATGAAAGAAACCGAAACATGGATATTTTCGCTCTTGGTCTTTATCCTGATGTCGCCGCAGGCAACAGGGTAGGAACTGATGTTACGGGTGGAACAGTCACGATTACCGCAGTTACAGGAGCAGTAGTCGGCACGGGTGGAGTCTTTACCGCCGCAATGGTTGGTCGAGGATTTAAAGCCGCAGGTCATACTCAATGGTATCGAGTTAAGGCTTACGCTGGTGTCAACAACATTACGATTGAAGATGACCTTGATGATGTCGCCACTGCTTACACTGGTGGAGCGATTGGCCCGCTAGCAACCTACACTATTGAAGCGGCAACTCCTTTTCAGATTACAACCGCTAACCTATTATCGAAAGTTTCTGCTCTTAAAGAAAAGCTTGATATTGCTGACCGAAACGGAAAATCATCTGTTCCTGATGAGGGAAGATGGCTGATTGTTCCCCCTGAATTTGAAACCCTGTGTGTTCGAGCCTCTGGAATTGAACTTCATGTTCCGGAAGCCTACCAGGAATTAGTTAAGAGGGGTTTCATTACCAGACTACAAGGTTTCAATGTTTACCGGTCAAACAGATTAACCGGAAACAACACTGATGGATTCAGGGTTCTCGCTGGTCACTCAAATTGGTGCACCTTTGCCGAGAAAATCCTTCAAGCACGAATGGAAGAAGATTTAATTGCTAACTTTGGCACAGCCTACAAAGACTTGTTTGTCTATGGCGCTAAGGTTGCTGACCCCCGCCGTCATTTTGCGACTGAGGGTTACTGGTTATTTTAAAAATTAGATAGATAGGTTTGTTACTTGGGAGCTTGGGATTAAAGGGTTCTCCCGAAATCCCATTTAAGCTCCTTTTTTTAATGGAGAAAAATGGCGATATTTGAGCTAAAAGAACAATTACCGCAAGAGACTCAAGACGAGATGACTCGGATTGAGGCGATTGATTCGACCATGAGGTCGTCAACTGAAACCGCTTTTTTAGCGGCTCTAACCCCCTATCGTTATAATAGGGTGGTTCGCTATTCTACTTCTGGAACTGCTACTCCTGACTATGATGCTTATGCGGCAGACACTGAGTTAATCCTTGAAGCTGAAGGCAGGGTTCTTCCTGAAGGCTATGAAGGCTTTAGGG